TGGCAGTACAACAAGAAATGCAAGAATCATTTGCTAGAGTATTAGGTTATGATGGACCTATGCAAGGATTCAATAGCTTTATACAGTCAGACCCTGCAGCTTCAGAAAAGTATAAGGGTATGTTAGCTATTGCTGAAAAGCAGAGAGAGATGGCTAAACAAAACATGATGAAACGCACCCAAGCACCTAAGCCACAGATGGCTCAAGGTGGTTACATGATGGATAGGTTTTCACAAAGTCAACAGCAAGAAACAGTTGGAGGATATGTACCACCACCTACACAATCTTTTAATGTGGGTGGGTTAACTACACTCCCAACGTCTACTCCTCCTGCCCAAGACTTCCAACCTGTAACTAAACCTGTATATGATACTAATCCATATTTAGCGGATGGTACTACTCCTAATCCTAATTATGGTAAAGATACAGGCACTACTACTACATCTGCTCCTAACATAGGAGAGATGGGTGCTCAGATGATAACAACACCCGGATTACCTACAGGCGGTGCGGTAGAAGCAGTTGGTGTAGATGCTGCAACTAATCAATTTTTGCAAACAGGTACAGGTGGTGTAACACCAAGTGCTGTTGCTGTACCTACTACGCTAGCTTCCACAGCCACAGCACAAGGACAGACTAAAACCACTCCTAGTGCAATAGAACCTGCTAAAGCAGAAACTTCGGTTAACACTGCATTACAGCAAACTCAAGCGGCTCAAGGTATTGTCGGTACTAATGCACAAGTAACTGCACAACAGCAGGTAGCTAGTTCCGTATCCGAATTAAATGCAGCACAGGGTATTGCCACACAAATGACTAACCCTGTACAGAGACAAGTACAATCTGGTGAATTAGTATCTCCTGTAGCTAACGCCGAAACAGCCTCTACATATGCGGAACAAATACAGGCAGCAACAGCTACTCCTACAGAAAAGGCAACAGTGCAAGGGCAACTTGCTAGTTTAACTGCTGACTTTGATGCAAGCAATCCTCCTGCGTGGGCAGCAGGTTCTTTACGTGCTGTACAAGCACAGATGGCACAAAGAGGTTTAGGTGCATCTTCAATGGCAGGGCAAGCTATGATTCAAGCGGCCTTAGAGTCAGCACTTCCAATAGCACAAGCGGATGCACAAATACAAGCACAGTTTGAAACACAAAACTTATCTAACAGACAGCAAAGGGCAATGCTTGCAGCTCAACAAAGAGCACAATTCATAGGTCAGGAATTTGACCAAGCATTTCAAGCAAGGGTACAAAACTCTGCACGTATAGGTGACATAGCTAATCAAAACTTTACTGCTGAACAAAACATAGCACTTGAGAATAGTAGAGCAGTCAATACTATGAACCTAAACAACTTGTCTAATAAGCAAGCACTAGTTATAGCAGAAGCATCAGCACTTGCTAATATGGATATGTCTAACTTAAACAATAGACAACAATCTGCTGTACAAAACGCACAGTCTTTTTTGCAAATGGATATGGCTAATCTATCCAATACACAGCAAGCTAATATGTTTAATGCACAGCAAAGAATACAATCTTTGTTTACAGACACAGCTGCTGAAAACGCCGCTAAACAATTTAATGCTACATCACAAAATCAAGTAGACCAATTCTTTGCACAGCTAGGGCAACAAGCTAATCAGTTTAATGCTACACAAGTTAATGCACAAGAACAGTTTAATGCAGGGCAAAACAATACAGTAGAAAGATTTAATGCTGAATTGAATAATGCACGTGACATATTTAATGCACAAAACCAACAAGTAATAGCACAGTCTAATGCTAATTGGAGAAGACAGATAGCTTCAGCAGATACTGTAGCTGTCAATCGTGCTAACGAACTTAATGCTCAAAGTATATTAGGTATAAGTAATCAAGCTTATAATAACCTATGGCAGTATTATGGCGATACTATGGAGTGGGCGTGGACATCAGCAGAGAATGAAAGAAGTCGTGTTGTTGATTTAGCTAAAGCACAATTAGCTGCTGATGCCGATGCTGATATACAGAAAATGAAGAATGATTATAACTCATCGGCTGCGTTTGGTGGTCTTATGACTAAGTTTATTGGAGGAGCACTAGGATTCTAATGATTACTAACCCTATGATTATGGCACTAAATGGTGTACCAACCATTGAAGAAGAGACAGAGGTAAAGAAAATACCATCTAAAGGATTACTTACTCGTACTATGGATTCAAAACAATCCACAGGCAGTTCTCCTGATGATGTTAAAATGCGTGTAGCAAGATATGTACAAGATATACGTAACAAAAGAAAAGGTTTAAAAGATGCCTGAATTAAATGAAGTCGTACATGATGGTCCTGTAGCAGGTCAGTCTCTAACAGCAGAGTTTGGTGCTAGACCTTGGCAGAGTCCACCACAATATAATACACTAGAAGAAGCCTTAGAGTGGTATGTACCTAGACTAACAAACAAAGCATTTACTACAGAGCTATTTGATATAATAGAAATGGGAATACCATTAACTACTATAGCTAATAGTATGCAGTTGACAGCAGTTATGGAAGGTGTTCACTCGATTGATATAGGCATTTTAGTTACTCCTATTATAGTAGAGATGTTAGCCTATCTTGCAGACAGTCAAGATGTAGAATACAAAATAGGTAATGAAGAGCCTGAAGATGACGATACACCTAGTGAAGGTATGATAGCGGCGGCTCTGAACAAGTTAAAACAAGAAGAAGATAAACCTATTCCTGTCCCGGGAATAGATAATGAGGTTACTGAAGAAGAAGAGCCTAGTGGATTAATGGCAAGGAGAGCTTAATGGGATTTAGTTTAGCAGGATTTATTGGTGGTGCAGCAACTCAAGGTTTAAAAGACATTGAGGCAGAGGAGCTACGTGTTAAAAAATTCTATGAGAAAGAACTTGACAGGTCTGTTGCAGAGCAGAGAGAGATGCGTAAAGACAGGCGTAAGAAAGTAGAATCTCGTATGGAACAAATAACTATGCTTGAGTCTTTCTTTGGTGATGACCCACAGGCTAGAAACATGGCGGCTAAAGTAGTAGCAGGTGGCACAGCTAATGTTAATATGATATTAAACACTCTTCAAAAAGCTAGAGTTAATGGTGCAACAAAGGAAGATATGTTTAAGGCTATTCAGTATGTACCAGATAAAGATGCACCGAATCAATCTTTTGAAACAGCTAAAGACGCTGCTGAATCTATAACAGAAGTGATTAAGCCTATTGAGTTTGACTCTATATCTTCCGCAGCCTCAAAGCAAACTAAAGGTTTATTTGGTAGGCTTGTTAATAAAGATAAAATATTTAACACAATGGTTCAAGAATATAAAGACGTTGGTGGATTAAGAGATGAGCCTAATGATAAAGTTGTTCAAGCTCTAAAGGGAACACTAAAGGTAGACTTTACTCAACTACCGACAGAGGTTAAGTCATTAGACCAAAACTTAAATAGGGTAAGTGTAAGTATGTCTAAGCTAGATAAATCTAGTCCTACTTATCAGCAAGACTTTGACAAACTTAATAACGAAAAGAAACGTATCATAGGTATTATGAATGAAAAAGCTATTGCTTTAGAAGGTACACCTACGGATACTTCTGCTAGTATATCTGTACTAGGTACAAACTTAAACAGTGTTATATCAGATGCGGAAAAGTCAGTAGGATATGATAAAACTAAAAAGACAGCGATAGTAAATGGTCAACTAGTTGCGGTTGGGGATGCCCAAAAGGTACGTAATAAAGTTGTGGATAAGGCTAAGAAAGAATTTCTACTAACACTAGTAGATGGTGCAGGTCAACCCTTAAATAGTAAGGCTGCTTTTATAATAAGGTCAAGATTAAAAAATGAGTATGAAGAGTTAAAGGCTAGGTTAGAAGGTAAGGAAATAGAACCTACTGTAGATAAAAAGGAAAAGCTAACTAACCAAGAAGTAAAAGCGGCTCAAGACTTAGGTTCTCCTGAAGCTTATCTAAATGACCGTAGAAAAAAGGGATTGAATGATGCTGCTATTAAAGTAATATTAAAACAAGCATACCCTAATGCGGACATAGATAAATTATTAAAAGGATAGGTATCCGCTGTGAGCAATACTAACTTTGAGCTACTGAACAATCTGTATGCTGATGAGGATATAGATGAAGAGAATAATATTACCTCTCTGAATACCATCTATGGTGAATCTCAGATACCCGATGTTGAAGTAGAAGAGAAAGATGAAAACATTGAGTCCTTAAATAGTCTGTATGCTGAAGAAGAGGAGCAGACCATTGAGGATAAAAGACCTGCCGTTGAGCAACTAGAACTCCCGGAAGAATCAACTAAAACATTAACTGAATTTGCCAACGATGAAAAGTTTATAGAAGGCTTAAAGAAGTATGGTAAATCTAGATTTGGTGAGTCTGGTATTCCCCAAGAAGACGAGAGTAACGAAGACTACGTTAAACGTTTTATAACACACACAAGGCAACTTGAAACTAATTCTCTAGACTTAGGTGCTCAAGTAGCTTGGATGCGTGGTGCTTCAGAACAAGAGAAAGCTAACTTTGGTAGAGTATATCAAGAAATGGAAAGGCTTCCATCCTTCTACGAAGAAGGTGGTACTAGTGTATTAAGTGCAGTTAAAGACTATGGTCTTTCTGTATTTACTGACCCCTTAACTTACTTAGGTTTTGGTGTAGGTAAAGTTGTATCAGCAGGTGCTCAACAAGGAATCAAGAAACTTGTATTGGCAGGTGCAAAAGAAGCCGCTATAAAACAATCCAATAAACTACTAACTAAAGGTGGACTTAAGACAGGTCTTGCTGTAGGTGCTACTGAAGCAGGTGTAGGTGTGCTTCATAGCTTAGGTGGTCAAGAGATACGACAAGAAGCAGGAATGGAACTTAAAGGCGAAGATGGTAAGGTAGACTACGACTTAGGTGAAGCTGCTTTATTCGGTACTATCGGTGGTGTGCTAGGCTTTGGTGGTGGTGTAGGCATGAGTCGAAGTTTGTCTAAAGGAGTAGCCAAGAAAGAGATTGGAAAACAAGAAGCACTAGAAGCTGCTGAAGAGACTGTAGAAGAAACAGGTTTAGAATTATCTGAAGAAGCTATAGAAAATGTAAATAAACAAAACTTTAAATTTGATGTCAACGAAGGTTATAAAGTGTATGACAAGCTTAGTCCTGACTTCGATGTAGGTAAGTTAACTGACGTTAAAATAAAGAAGGATATACAGAATAGAGTTGGTCAAATTGGTGTACAGCTATTAGAAGAGATAGAACGACAGGGCAAATATAAAGACCTACCCAAAGAAATACTTAGCGAGAAACAGGTTACTAAGTTTGTAGGTAGACTACTTGTAGAGCAGGGTGATGTCATTGATGATGATGTATTGGATGCTGCTATAAGTCGTTCAGGTTTGTCTATGGAACAATTTACTCAAGCACTTAACGCAGGTCAGAACGAAGCAGGTAGTATACTTGGTGGGTTTGGTCAAGCGGGTAAGGTGTTTAAGAGATTAAAAGAACTAGACCCTGAGTTTGAAAAAAGATGGCAGAATCTTTATGGCTTAGAAAGTGAGACCCTAGGTTTTATGAACAAGGCTTATACTGTAATGCAGAAGCTAGACCGAAACCGTAGAGCATTAATGGTTACTCAGCTATCTACTACTATACGTAACGTAGCTACAGGTGGTATGCGTATGACTATGGAGATGGGTGCTAACGCTATTGAAACATCTTTATACCATTTAGGTAAAGCTACCTCTGCTGCTTTAAGAGGTGAGGGTAGTGTGCAAGGTATAAAGAATGGCTTAAAAGATATGGCGAAAGATGCCTTTGGTACTCTAGCTTTTATATCAGATTCAGGTCAGACAAAAGAAATAGCTGAAGCACTTCTCAAACATAATCCTAGATTATATAGACAGATAGACAGGTCTCTACAAGAGGTAGGTGCAGATAGTAGTGATGATTTATGGAGATTTTCCAAGTGGGCTAACAGCCTAAACATGGCTCAAGACAGGTTCTTTAGACGTGCTGTGTTTTCAGCTTCTGTTGATAAACAGATAAGAAGAACAGGACTTAAGGGATTAGGTGGTGAGGATGCCGCAGGTTTAGCCGAAGCTTTAGCTACAGGTAAGTCAGTTCCCGCTAGTGTCTTAAAACAAGCAACGGAAGATGCACTTTCTTTTACTTTCTCTCGGATGCCTAAAGCACAGAAGGGTAAGATAGGAGATAGTATTGCTCATTACTTTATAAAGTTTAATGAATCATTAGGTCCTATCCCCGGTCCTGTAGGTACAGCAGCATTTCCATTTGCTAGGTTTATGGCTAATGCCATGCAGTTTCAATTTAGTTATAGCCCATTGAGTATTCCTGCCGCAGCTTTTAACACTGTAGGCGGTGCAACTAAGTATATAAAGAAGGCTATCACAGGCAAGGGTGGTGAGGGTGCGGAAGCACAGATGAGATTAGCTAGGGAGCAGTTCTCTAAAGCCACTGTAGGTAGTGCTGCTCTAGTAGCCGCTATTAAGTATAGGATAGACAACCCTGATATAAAATGGTATGAAGGTGAAAAGGAAGATGGTAGGACTGTAGACCTCAGACCTTTCTTTCCTATCACTCCGTACTTAGCAGTAGCTGATGTTATTGTAAGACTAGGTCAAGGAAGAGAGATTGATACTAAGCAACTCATAGAAGGTTTAACAGGTGCTCAGTTTAGAGCAGGTGCTAGTTCATATATGATTGACTCCGCCTTTGAGTTCATGCGTGAAGATGGTAGTAATATACAACAAGAAAAACTAGGAGAGTTCTTTGGTGGATATGTAGGTGAAATCTTTGGTGGGTATGCCACACCCTTTAGAGTAGTTAAAGACATAGATGCAGCGTTTAACAAAGATGCGGCTACAGTTAGAGACTCTCGTCAGGTAGAGGGAAGTGGTGCATTAGAACGTGGGTTGAGTGCGGCTACAAACGCAATACAAAGAAACCTACCTTTCGTGGGTAAGGATTTACCCGCACTACAAAGTCCTACGCAAGAAGGTGATGTCATACAGCAAGACCCTTTAACAACACAGTTGACAGGTCAAAAAATGACAGCTAGAAGAACTGCTGTACAAAGAGAATTAATAAAGCATGGATATGAAGACTATCAGATTATCCCAACTACAGGCGATAAAGCAGCTGATGCCTACATTAAAAAGTATATGGGTAAGCTAGTAGCAGATAGTTTAGCCAATGAAATTGAATCGGATTATTACAAGGGTCTTTCAAGAGTTAAGCAAGAGGCTGCCATTAAAAATAAACTTTCTATGTATAGAGGCATTGCTAAAACATTAGGTGAAGCTGAAGCTATTCAAGAAAATACTAAAGCAGGTAAAAGATTTACTCCCTTTGATAGGGCACAATGGACACGAATGAGTAAGGTTGGTAGGAAGTTAGCAGACGAATACTATAAAAATAAATATGGTAAAACGGTTGCAGAGATGCAGAAAGACGAGCCTGAAACTAATCATTTCTATATAGGAAAAACAATAGGCAATAGTCTAAGTAGTGCTTACAGGTAAGACTACTGCCTACTAACGTTATCTATTATCGCCTGAACCTGATAATGTTCCACGTTCCTTTCTGCTATGTAACTTCTTCAAGTTTTCTTTCATAATCTCATTCAATGGAACACCTACCTCTTTAGCCATCATAGCACAATACCAAAGTACATCACCTATCTCTGATGCTATGGCAATCTTTTTTAGCTCATAGCCTTCCATATCTGCACCATCACGTATTAGTTTCTTTACCTTACCTGCTACTTCCCCTGCTTCACTCGTTAACCCTAGAGCTAAATACTCTAGGGCTTTGTCTTTAGGAAAGATGGCTGTTTGTCCTGCCTTCATTTCATAAAACTCGGCAGTCATTATCTCTGCTATAACGATTTTATCTTTCATGTATTTGTTCGCTTCTTCTTCTAGTTTCGACATTCTTTACCTTCTTAAGTTGTTGTGCATATGCAGAGTTATACCCACGTAACCATTCCCTTGCTTGCATAGTGTTTGGATTATATGGATTCTCTGTCATAATTATTTTAGCATCTCCATTTGTTTTCACATATTGCTTACCCTTGAAGGCATTAAACCCCCTATCAAACTGTATCCTCAAGGGAGCATCATACTTACTTAGATTTGGATTTCTCTTTCTCTTGATTCTCGATTGCATTTTCTTTACTCCTTTCAAAATATTTTATTAGTATGTTAATTCTTCCATCAAGATGCTCTAGTGCAGACATCTCTTTCTCAATAGTATCTATTACAGTTGCACGGTCTCTTGCACCAACGGGGTTGGTTAGCATAACCTCTACGTTAGCTATGTGTGCGTTCATCTGCCCTATCATCTTAGTTTTTATTGCGTTAATTATCATATCTCTCATGCTTCTGCTCCTTTAAATGCTTTTATAACATCAGATGAAAATAACTTTTGTAGATTAAGTAAGTACATTCTAGATGCTTTGTGGTCTCCACCTGAGACAGACTTCTTATAATCTAAGTTCTTTATTATCTTCTTTAAACTCTCTGTGTTAAATACCAATGTGCAAAAAGTATCTTCTCCTACACACAAATTATGAAACCAGTAGTCAGATTCAGTTGCATCTATTCCACTTGGTTTACCATAAGACTGATACTCAATGGCAATGTTACCTGTACGTTGCCACATATCTCTTTCACTTTTAACTTCTATCTTTTTGTTTTGTAACATGTCTGCTACAAGTTGCTCTCTCACTTGCCCATACTCTAGGTCAATATCAAACTTCTTTCTGTTCTCTTTACTTGGTGCTAGGTTATCCATTAGTGTCTCCTTTTCTTTTTGGTTTAGGTTTAAGGTGTAAAAATTCTCTAATGTGTAGTTTCCTACCCTTAAAGAACACGATTAAGTTTATAGTTGTGTTGATGGAAATGGCGATAAGTAACCACCATTGCCACCATAATAACTGTGCTGATTCTAACATTAATTAGATGTCAAGTCAACTACTTCACAGGCATCTGCTGTGCAAGCTAGTTCTCTACCACCTGATGTAGTGTCTTCCTTCTCATAGTCTGCTAATTTAGACCAATCAATTGACTCAGGCATCTCACTTGATAAGGCATAATACTTTGTTTCATCTATATCTTGGTAAGGTGCTTGAGCATACGTGTGGTCACTGAATGGTAAGAAAGATATACCTGATACTTCATCGAAGTTCTTATACACCCATGCTCCTACATCCATCCATTCATCTTCCTTGACAGATACAGTAACAGAAGGCTTGTGCTCACACCAATGTCTTTGGAACATGAGCCAATACTCTAGCTGTTCAATAGCTGACATCTGTGTTCTAGTGACTGCACCTGAAGGTGACTTCATTGGAAAGCTGAACACAGTAGTGCTATCAGGTTTCATAACACAAGGCTCATTTGGTATACCACTCTCTTTCATAAACTGTGTCAATGGGTCTTTGTTATCCCCACGTACAGTTCTGATGTAGTAGTCATTGTGTCTAGCATGAATACCTGAAGCACTGTCAACTAATTGACTAACTGTACCACTAGGTTTTACACAAGTGATAGCAGTTGACTGTGGTATACCTAAGTCTTTAGCCATTTTCTTATTAGTTTCTACTGCCACTTCTCTTAATATTGAGAGAACTTCTTCTGTCCATATATTATTATCTAGGATACCTGTTAGGGAAACTCCTAATAATCTTTCTTCTTCTGTATTATCCTTCCATATCTTACGTAAATATTTAAAGCTAGTAAGAGTAGATTGTAATGTACCTAATATAGTAGCCATACGTACTTTCTCTGTTAGAGACGCTAAGTCATCCGTAGCTCTACATACTACCTCAGTTAGGTTACAGAACTGATATGGTCTAAGTATGATTTCACTACAGGGATTGCAACCAAACTCGTGGTCAATCTCACGTCTACCATTCTCAGATGCCTTAACTTTGGCTGCTTGTCTGTTAAAGATACCACGTTCACCTGACTTAGATTCATATAATGATGTCCATTCTCGCATGAATGTACCCATCTCAGGCTTACCTTTAAATGCTACAGAGTTATTGGCTAGTGCTCTCTGCCCTTCATTCTCCCACCATTGACCTGACTTAGCGTGTCTCATTTGGTCATCACCTAAGTTAGACAAAGATATAAGAGCAGACCTACGTACTCCACCTACAACTACAACCTCACCTATCTTGCACATAAGGTCGTGGCACTCAATAGGAAATAGTCTTCTACCTTTAGCACCTTCAAACTTCTGTATGCAGAATTGAAACAACTCAACTAAAGGTGCAGGTCCTGATGCCCTACCACCAAATGTTTTTAATCTAGCACCTGCAGGTCTTACCTCAGATACATCCCATGTAGGAACTTGTCCTGCATATAATAAAGATATTAACTCTCGTAATGCACGTGCCCAACCGGGTCTACTATCAGCTACTTTTATTATTGTAGATGACTTTTCAAAGTGCTCATTAACAACGGGTAGTTTGTCTACACTTTCTCTTTCTACGGAAAAACCTACACCTGTACCACACATTAAAATATACATACATTCATCAAATGAACGTGGACTATCTACAGGTATGTAACTACAGTTATAACCACCCACGTGACACCTGTCTAGAGCAGGTCCTGCAGTCATTAAGGCTCTCATGCTAGGCATAACACCTAAACTCATTATCTGCTCTGTAAGCTTATCTTTTAAAGCTTTAGTAATAGTGTACGAATAGTTCTTCTTAAGGTGGTCAGACATGTAATTAAAGTATCTGTCTACTGTCTCACCCCAATTCTCTCTCCTCTGTTCATCTTCCTTCCATCTTGCATAGCGAGAGAGTGCTATAAAGTTTTGATAGTCGGTTGGTAAATAGTTTTGTATCATTTATATATCCTCGCTAACTAATTTCATATTGTTTATTCTTACTCCTTCTATTTCATGGAAGGTTTCTCTTATGTATTCTTCAATCTCGTCACTAACCATGCCATCAGCGGGTACAGCATACTCATCTGGGTCTATGGAAAGTGTCATCATTATCTTAACTTTTATCATCGTAGACCTCAATAAGTTTATTCAGATACCACTGTGCTTTTTTTAAATCCTCTACACCGTTCTTATATCTGAATCTCCATAGGTATTTAACTATGTTGCCCTGTAGATAGTAATCAAACCCATCAACTAACATAGCTTCTAAGGCATCGATGGTTTCAATACCCGCTTTGTTATAGTGTTTAGGACTATTAACCATATCTTCTTCCATTTGCTTCTCCCTTTCTGCTCTGTAAGCCATGTATTCTAGATGTCTCATAGGCTTTTTACCACAGTCCGATGACGTTGTCAATGCTTAGTTTCTCTTCCAAATGTAATATGTATTACATTGTCTTCTTCTTTCTCTACCTTTGAGCTAGGCTTAGATGGTATATCAAAAACATCCTCAATAGGTAGGTGTTTATTTGCTTCTTCTTCAACAGCATCTCTAAATAATTTATTATGTTCCATCAAGGGAACGGTAGAGCATATCTGCCTAGTTAAGTTTAGCATAGCTTCAAAGTCATCATCACTTAACGGGTTATCTTTTCCTACCATAATATTTAATGACACATCTCCTGTCCAACCTTTAGAATCTAGGTGAGGTTTTATTTGTATAACAAAGTCTTCATCGTCTAAGTATTTATCACTAATCATTTTATTCTCCTTACTTTTTTACCTGCAAATTTAATTATTGTAGGATGTTTGTTCTTACCTTTTTCTTTTAGCCAATCTTCAGGGATTATTCTATCATAATATCTGAATCCATACTTGTCACACCACTGACCATACGTAGACTTAGCACCTTTACTTAGCTTACGTCTGCTATTCTCAAAGACAAATCTGATATCTAATCGTGGATGTTGTTTCTTAACAGCTAGATGCTTACGTCTATCTCCTGCAAGAAACCTTCCCTTTGTCTCAATGATAATGCCATTGTTCAGTATAAAGTCAGGGGTATAGGTTCTGTAGGCTAAGTCTTCCCACTCTATCTTAATAGATTCGTAGTCATACTTATGATTACGTTCCTCTAGATAGAGTGAGACCTTATGCTCTAGTCCACTTCTATACCCATACTTATACGCAGCACGTGTTGCCT